TGTTCTTTTGTTATTGTTCTTGTAGTCATTATGTTAATACTCCAACCGCTGTTACACCGCCACCAACAGCAAGACCTGACTGGTTAATCGAATAAGAAATAAAAGAAGAACCTACCGCTGAACCAAACTGAGTAACAACATTAGCTGCTCCTGACGGTGTATCTTCAAAAAATGAACAGCCCGTCATTACTACCATCTGTTCTCCTAAAATAGTTGTGTTTAGGGCAACATAACCAGCATTTACTATTGGTGTTCCATATTTTGCTTTATTAAGACCAAATCTTCTGAAAGTACAGTTCTCAAAAACAGCTCTGCCTCCTTCATTTATTTGAACAAGAGCATTTGTATTTTTTTGTGTTTGTTCAAAATGACAACCAACAAAAATAGCTGAAGCTCCTGCATCGATTATAACCGGCGAGGTAAAATAAGCCCCAGCTTTTCCAATAATAACTGTTTGTTTTTTAGTTATCGTTATTCCGAAATGATCACCTTCTTCAAGATAAATAAAGTTTTCGCTTTGTTTGGATTCCTGTGGGGCTTCGCCTTCACGATAAAAGTTTTGACCTCTTGAACGAATCAGATCATCTACAACATAACGATCAATGCGGCCTTCCCTTCCAAGGTTTCTGTTTTCTAATATTGGTGTATTCTTATCTGCCACGTTTAAAACTCCAAGCTATCGTCCTCTTCTCCGTCGTCCTGCTACTGGAATAAATGGGATCTTAATAGATTTTATTCTAACCTTATTTGCTTTATTTAACAAGAACCCAAAGAAAGTATAGTTAACAGACTCACCACGAACTGAATCAGAAGTAGCAATAGTGTCTGCTTCCTCGGTATCAACCAAGTAGTTTCCGGGTTCGTTAGGGTCTACATTTGAACCATAAGTAGCAGAACCACCAAACAATCTATAAAGAAGATCAGTTAAAGGTTTAAATCTAGTTCTAATATCGTTTTTATTAAAGATAGTTACTAATGCTTCTCTATTTTTTGGTGTGTCTGTAACATCAAGAGTTTGCGTAACATAGTCTTTGTAATCTGAACCAGCAATACTATTCCAAACTCCAATAGACCAGTTCTTTATCTTATCACCAACACCTCTTGAGGCAACCAAAGAATAAGAACCACGGGCTTTGATTTGAGTTTGGCCTTCCATTCCAAGTTGGCTTGATTTATAAACCCAATCAACACCATTCGCTATTTCAACATCATCTCTTAGATGTGTCCAACCTGGATTCCATTTTCTATGAGTAATATTGGTTGAGTTGCCAGAACCACCCAAACCGTCTGTATAGGTAAAGTTTGCTCCAAGATCTGTAATAATATTAGTTGTATCTAAATCTCCACTATCTCTTCTTATTTTCTTAAAAGGAATCCAAATAACAGCATTTTTGTTTAATGGGTTTAGGTTCATCCAACCCCAAGAACTAGCTGCTAATGCTGCATTAAACTGGATTCTAACTGTTCCGGTTAAAGGTTTGGAAACACCTGATGGTGGAGGACCAGCAGCGGCATTGCCAGGACTAAAACCTAAATATTGAATGGCTCTTTCTGTTGGCAAAACAAAAACAAGATCGCGTAATGAAGGTGATCCAACCCAATCAATAGGTTCAAATCTTGTTGAATCATATTGAAACTCGATAGTAAAAGAAGTTATTTTATTGAAAGTGTCACCGGCTGGTGTAATCCATATTGGCAATACGCACAAGTCATCTTCTTCACCATAAACAGTTGATTGTGTAGCATCGGCTGAAAGCTTATTGCCCCAGCTTTGGATCGGATCATAGTAAATCGTGTAATCCGCACCGGTACCCTCAGTAGTTGTGTTGTAATAACCGGTACCTCTTTTACCTTCGTTGAAATCGTTTGTGGAGCCATCCAAAGCTCCTCCACGTCCCAACTCAAATAAACGCCAGGAAAACTGTTTCCCAATAAGGGATTCTCCTGAACCATCACTATTTGGTGTATAATAAACGTCATTTGTAAGTTTGCCGCCGACAGCAAAAGTCTTTTCATTAGAACAAACAATAAAAGGATAATCCACCGAAGAGATGGCACTAACAGTAGAGTTTGCCTCGGCAATAGAGCTGAAAGACCAAATATACCAACCGCCTTCTTTGTATACCCAAGCTAGGTTAAGTTTTGGAAACACTACAAATAGTTGTTCGTATTTCTGGTCAAAAGCCAAGTGAACATCATCTAGGTTATTGTCAGCAGATAAAACAAACTCTGGTCTGTTGTCATTAGTACCAATGAATCCAGCGTTAGTAAAATAATGAATAAATGGATTGGTTGTAGAGTCAGTAAAGAACAGTTTAATAGGGGCTGAGATTTCCTCTGTACTGAAGCCTGTGCCTGTTGAATAGACTCCATTAACATCTACCCACCAAACTCTATTTTGACGGAACAGGACGGCATTTGGACCCAAACAGCCTACTTCGTTGTTGACCTCGACTGCTCTGCCGCCTGATAACAAGAAACCTTGGCTTGGCTGATAAACAAACATTTGATCTGCTGACCAAACTAAGATTAACTCATTGAAAGATTTGATTGCTGTAATGTTTGTTTGGAGTTCATGGAAGGTAAAAACATTGTTACCAACAATAGCATTTGGAACGCCAACATCTGAGAAGTAAAGTGATTTACCAGCAGCAAAAATAAGTCGTCCATCATTAGCATCTATATCAACTATATTATTAATGTCGCTTGTTTGAACATAAGTGTAAGCGTCAACTAAACCATCTTTGAAAGCTAATGGAGTAATCATTGAACCTTCAGAATAGTGGTTGGTTAAACTATCAGCTAACTCGTTTCTGTTGTTTATGTTATTGATTAGTTTTGTGCGTGTTTTGATAAAAAGTGCTGGATTATAAACCCAAACACCTGCGTCTTTTGAGCCGAAGTAAAGCTTACCTAAGTATTCAGCAAAAAAGAATCTAGTCTTTGTAGCCAATACAACATCTTTAAAGTTGATTACATTACCTCTACTTTCATAATAACCTTGATAAAAACCTGTTAGTTGGTCTTCTACATTTTCTTGAGAGGTATGAGTGTAAAGAATCTCAGTCCAACGATTGTTAGTTGTTATGTCATAAATATGGATATAATAATGTTTAACATTATCTGTGTTACCTGAAGGAGTTAAACCATCCCATCCAGATCCATAAAAAACTGAAATGATTTGTTCTGTTTTAGTATTGAAATAAAAAGATCCTAGATGTTCTTCTAACCCAAAAGTTCCAGTATCTACACTAGCTCCATTATTATAACGTGCATTTAGATCACCATTAAACTCAAGTAAAGTTCCCATACCATCACGGCTTTCCCAAAGACCCCTATTCTTAAATAGGTTTTGGATAAAGCTTTGATCAGCTATTGGATCTTTAAGAACTGTTCCATCTATAACAATATCTATTTCGTTTCGCGTTGCTGCCATATTTTAGTACCCCAGGTAGGTAAGCTCGTCTGTACCAATAACATTATTTCGCGAGTTCCATTCACGGCCAGTTGATAGGTAGGCTATTAAAGCATTTGTACGCACTTCAAGCTGAGAAACAAGAACAGGATTAGCCGCGAAGTCTTTGATCATATAATGTTTAGAAGCTAATAGAGCAATAAGGTCGCCATAATAAGTTGTAATATCGTCAATAAAAACACCACCAGCAGCAATAGTGTTAGCTATTGTAAAAGGCGACACATCAAATCCAACATATTCAACTAGGATATTGTCTGTTTGATCTGAAAATAAAAGTTTTGACCCTCTCAGCATGTAGCGATTTATATCGTTTCTCATTTCTACTAATGATCGAGACGATTGCAAGTAATAACGTGGATCGCCGTTTGTTTCACAACGACTTACACGAATCAATCTGTAAAGTTTTGCTTGTGTTGGCGAAGATCCGAGAATGGTCGGGCCTAAAACACCAGGGTTAGAAAGGTCTACTTCCTGAGCGTTAATGTTTGTGTAAACAGCTTCAGCAGTAAAAACATTTGCGTCTTGTTCGATAACCATAGAACAAAACTCACGATAACCAATATTTAAAAATGAAACAACATCATCAGCAGAAACGAATGTTTGGTCTGCGTCATCGACATATTGTTTAAAAAGTTCTGCTATTTCTAGTGTTGTCATTATTCAACCCCTCTACGATTTATTACTGCTAGGTCATTTCCTTGTGGTTGTTGTCTGATTTGGCCTCTTGCTGTTTGATAAGCATTGGCTCGCATTGCGTTTTCTAGATTCTCAACTGCCATTTGCTCTGCTGCTGGCGCTGAAGAAGCAACAATATCTTGAAGTTGTTTTTCAACATTGCCAACTTCTTCGCGTGCTGGGAATACCTTGTATTTAACTTTATTCTCCACCGGATCAGCCGGATCTGGAGCTTGGAAAGTTACAAGGGCTACTAGAATGTCTCTGATGTAATCACGAACCATTTCAGGTAGTTCATAGTATTCATCAGTCTTCATGAAGTCGCCAAACATTTCTTTGAACTTATCTAAGTCATCAGTGGCAAAGATTTCAATCTGAGCACCCATTTTAACAGCGTCAAGCATTTCTTGAACATGGTTTCTGCTAGCAATCTCTTTGAGTAAGTAAGCATTACCTGTTTTGAAGCTGAGTTCTTTAAGTGCTGTTTCTTTGTCGATTAGACCAAGTTCCATTAGATTTAGAACCTTCTCATCTCTATCTTGTGATTCATCTCTGAATAATGAGCCAGCCTCAATAAAGACTTCTGGAACATCAACAATATCAGTATTTGAAAGTTGTTTCCAAATAAGCTTACCGGTAGAATCCATCATACGAATCATTCTGGCTTCTGTGTAATATGTCTTCATCATTAGAAGAACACATTCAGCCATTTCTTTTACTGCTTCCTCAATATTATCTTGAGTCATTACAAGCTGACTAATATCTTGTTGTGAGAGTTTTTCAATAGCCTTACCTGAAGTTACTCCAACAGCGCGCTTACCAAGAGTAGTTGAGTGAATGCCCGCTACGTCCAGCATTTCGCCCTGTAATCGCGTCATATGGTCAATGACATATCCAGGTAAGGATGCCATAGAAACTTGCTCTGGTTTGCCTCCTGCGGCGTTGTAATAAACTATTTCGCCTGGAGTTCCACGCATAGAAGTACCCATAACACCGGCTGTCTTTGGAATAAGCCATTTTGGGTTAGACATCAGTTCAACATTCTGAACGATTTGGTTTCTGACTTTATTATAAAGATTTTGTAGGTCAAGGATAGAAGCAATCATTCCCAAACCCCACAACTTATCAGGTAGGTTTGTGTAACGAATAAACTGAACTGGCATCTTTGGAAGTGGATTTTGACCCTTATATAACCACTTATTTCCAAGAACAACTCCATATTTACCGTCTTTCATATAAATATCAAAGATTTCAATACGAGGATAGTAGAACGATTCACCGACATAGTTTTGTGTATGTGGAACTGAAGTATCTTCAGAGATATCTGAAGTAATAGACTCAGCG